CCGCCCGCCGCGCCGTCGAGGACGAGTTCGAGCGGGTCATCGGCTACGCCCTGGTGCCACGGGTCGCCCAGCACGTCGTCGTGCTCGACGGCGAGGACCGCATCACCCTGCCGCACTTCGAGGTGCGCACCGTGCGATCGGTCACCCTGGACGGCGCAGCGATCGCCTACGGCCCCACGCTGGCCGACGCCGGCGTGGTGCACCTGGACCGCTTCCGCACCGGCACCGCCACCGTGGTCTACGAACACGGGTGGGACCGCCCGACCGGCGAAGCCGTCGAAGCCTTCTTCCTGCGGGTGCGCGACATCCTGAACCGGTCGAAGGCCGGCTTGCCGTCGCGCACCACCACCTACACGTCCGAGGTGGGCGGCACCTACGCCCTGGCGGTCGCCGGCCGCGGCGGGTCGCTGACCGGCATCCCCGATGTCGACGTCGTCCTTCAGGGCATGCGCCGACCCCGACCGGGCATCGCCTGATGACCTGGTCGCCGTCGACGATCCCGACCGTCAAGGCGCGCCTTGTCGACATCGCCGAGGCCACCGACTGGCCCGGTGCCCGCCCGCAGCTCTGCTACGGCGCACCGGCCGAGCTCGCCCGCGAGGCGGTCATCATCGGCGACACCGTCGACCAGGGCGAGCAGGCGTTCGTCACCATCACCACGTCGCGCAAGCGTGACGAGTTCTACCGCCTCGACGTCATCGTGCAGGTCATCGGCCCCGGCCTGAGCCAACAGCAAGCCACCGAGCGCGCCTTCGAGCTGCTCGGCGTGTTCGAGCTCGCCGTGCGCGACGACCCGACCCTCGGCCTGGCCGAGGTGATCGTCGCCGAAATCGCCCAGCCCCGCCTGAACGAGGGCGCCGTCGAGGGCGGGTTCGGCGCCGTGGTCCGTTCCGGCGTCGCCATCCGCGCCCGTATCTGACAGGAGTCACCCCGTGCCCCGTTACCGCTACATCGGCGGACTCGACCTCGACGTCGTGCTGCCGTCCCAACTGATCCGCGTCGCCACCGGCGACGAGTTCGACGCGACCGACGCCGACGCCGAACGCCTCGACACCCACGACCACTTCGAGCTGGTCACGAAGCCCGCCAAGAAGGCCACGCCGGCCGCCACCCCGAAGGACTGACCGATGCCCTCCATCCTCGACAACGCCATCCTCGTCGGCAAGGAAACGACCTACGGCACCGCCGCGTCGCTGACCCGTGCCTACGAAGGCAAGGCCGACACGTTCAAGCGCCAGCAGGAGTTCCTCGCCTCGGTCGGGTTCCGCGGTGGCATGCAGGCCCAGCTCCACACTCGCTCGGTGCCGGTCAACATGGGCGGCGAGGGCACCATCGAGGTGGACGTCACCCCCGCCGGCTACGGCCTGCTGTTCCAGTCGATGCTGGGCACCGTCGCCGGCCCGACCGTCGTCACCGCCCCGGCCCGCCGGTCGACGTTCGCGACCAACTCGGACGGCCCGACCGACCACTGGACGATCCAGACCCAGCGCATCGACGCCACCGGCACGTCGCGCAACTTCACCCACCTCGGATGCGTCATGACGGGCTGGTCACTGTCCCAGGAGCTCGACGGCCTGCTCGGCGCCACGTTCAACTTCGACTTCCAGGACGTGAACACCTCCACCGCCGCCGGCACGCCGACCTACACCGCGACCTCGGACCGCCTGCCCTACGCCTGGACGCAGTGCAAGGCGACGTGGAACGGCGCCGACATCGACCTCACGTCGTGGTCGCTCGACTGCGACCTCGGCATGAAGACCGACCGCCGGTTCCTGCGCGGCAACGAGCTCAAGAAGAAGCCCGTGCGCGCCTCGGTGCCGACCTTCGAGGGCACCATGCAGATGGAGTTCGAGTCGCTGACGCAGTACAACGCATTCACGGCCGGCACCGTCGCGCCGCTGGTGCTCACCTGGACCGGCCCGACCATCGTCGCCGCGATCCGCGAGGAGCTGAAGATTACCATTCCCTCGGTGCAGTTCCAGGGCGACTCCCCCGAGGTGTCGCTCGATGCGATGCCGACCCAGCCGCTGCCCTACAAGGTCCTGTGGAACCCCGCAGGCACGCCGACCGCAGCGGTGACCATCGAGTACACGAACCAGGACACGGCGCTCTGAGCGCGCCGTCGGTCGAGGTGCGCGGCGCGAAGGAGCTGCGTCGCGCCATCAAGAAGGCCGAGGAACGTGACCTGCTCACCGAGCTGAAGCAGGCGCACCGCGACGCCGCCGAGCTCGTCGCCTACGAGGCACAGACGATCGTCCCGGTGAAGTCATCGCGACTGCTCGAGTCGATCCGCCCCGGCGCCACCCTGACCGGTGGCGTCGTGCGGGCCGGTCGGGTGAACGTGCCCTACGCCGGCGTCATCCACTTCGGGTGGCCGCGGCGCAACATCGAGGCGAACCCGTTCCTGTACCGAGCGGCGGACGCCAAGGTCGACGACGTCGTCGACGCCTACCAGACCGCCGTCGAGGCAGTCCTCGACAAGATCGCAGCAGGGAGCGCCAGTGAGTGACGACGCGCCAACGAAGATCAACATCGACCCCGACGACCTCACACTGAACGAGGTGGAGCGCGTCGAGGAGATGCTCGGCGGGCTACCGATCGACGCGATCTTCAGCAGCGGCAAGCCGCGCGCCGCCGCACTGAAGGCGGTGTTGCTCGTCGTGACCCAGCGCACCGACCCCGACGCGACGCTCGAGTCCGTCGGTGACGTGAAGCTGTCGGAGCTGACGCTGGGGGAATGACGGGGCGTCCCCGCCAGGCGGACGCCATCGCCATCAGGGCCACCCTCTGCCGCGAGTTCAACATCGCATGGGCCGACTACGGCGAGCTCACCCTGCGCGAGAAACGCGTGATGCTCGACATGCTCCGCCCACCCGAACCCGAACCTGAACCCCCCGCCCTGCGCCCGGTGCCACCGGGCATGGTGCGGGTGACCTGACCGAGGAGCGCCGCTGATGGCCGGCAAGAGTGCGAGCATCCTCGTCAAGATCCTCGGCGACGAGTCAGGGCTGAAGAAGTCCCTCGCCGGTGCCGGCAACGACCTAGATCAGTTCGCCGCCCGCATGAAGGACCAGGGCGAGAAGCTGCAAGACGCCGGCAAGAAGATGACCGTCGGCGTGACGCTGCCGCTCGCTGCGCTCGGCGCCATCTCGGTGAAGAACTTCATGGAGGCCGAGAAGGCCCAGGCGCAGCTCGAGGCGTCGCTGAAGTCAACCGGCGCGACGGCCTGGACGAGCGCCGACCAGATCGACGACCTGGCCCGCTCGATGCAGAAGAAGTACGCGGTCGACGGCGACCTCGTGAAGTCGGGCGCGTCGCTGTTGCTCACGTTCACCGCCGTGCAGAACAAGGCCGGCGAGGGCAACGACATCTTCGACCGGGCGACGCAGACGGCGCTCGACCTGTCGCGCAAGCTCGGCATGGACCTGCCCGCCGCGAACATGCTCCTCGGCAAGGCGCTCAACGATCCGATCCGTGGCATGGGCGCGCTGCGCAAGGCCGGCGTGCAGCTCACCGCAGGACAGCAGGAGCAGGTGCGGGCGTTCGTCGCTGCCGGCGACACGATGTCGGCGCAGAAGGTCATCCTCGGCGAGCTGGAAACCCAGTTCAAGGGAAGCGCCGAGGCGTACGCCCAGACCGCCGAGGGACAGCTCGAAGCCGCCAAGCTGGCCTTCGAGGACGTGTCCGAGGAGATCGGCGCGAAGCTGATCCCGCTCCTGACCGGCCTGGGGGACAAGCTCGTCGGCCTGATGGAGCGGTGGGACGGCCTCTCCGAGGGGACGCAGAACTTCATCGTTGTCGCCGGAGGCATCGCCGCGGCGATCGGTCCACTGACGACGGTGGTCGGCACGGTGCAGCGCGGCGTCGGAGCGATGGCCGAGCTCGCCGGCAAGCTGACCACGGTCACCACGACCGCCGATGGCACGACCCGTTCGCTGACCAAGACCGGCCGCGCCGCCGCCGGCATCGGCGCAGCGGCCGGCATCGCCGTCGGTGTCGTCGTCCTGGCAAACGCCCTGAACGGACTCGGCCAGAGTGCGACCCGAACGCAGGATGCGCTGAACCGGCTGAAGCTGATTCCCGAGGGTTCGGTCAGCGATGGACTGCGAGCGCTGGACCAGTTCGGTGAAGGACTCACGTCGTTCATGGACAAGGGAATGCGCCCGACCGGATGGTTCGGAGGAATCAGCGACAAGCTCGACATCGGCGATGGACTCACCGCCAGCTTCGTGAACGTCAAGACCGGCCTCGAGAATCTCGCCAAGGATGGCAACTGGGACGAGCTCGAGCGGGCGATCACAAGCTTGCGCACCGTCGCCGCACTGCCGGCGAACGCCGACATCAAGCCCGAGCTCGACGGCCTGATCGCCGCCTATTCCGACATCGCCAGCCGCCAGCGAGAGGTGGACGAGTCGTCCACCGGCGCCGCCGAAGGCGTCGAGGAGATCGGCGCCGCCGCCGAGGAAACCGGCGCCCAGCTCGAAGGCGCGGCGCCGGGGTTCGACACCTTCATGGCGGCGGTGTCGGGCGTCAAGGCGATGGCCGACGAGCTCACGTCGTCGCTCGGTGAGCTGTTCGGATCGCGCCTCGACCTCGAAGGCGCGACCGCCGGGTGGGAGGCAGCGGTCGACAGTCTGACCGAGGCGCTCAAGACGAACGGCACGACCCTCGACATCACCACCGACAAGGGCCGCGCCAACCGACAGACACTCATCGACGCGACGCAGTCCTCGCTCGACCTCATGAACGCCGAGATCGCCGCCGGCCAGTCCGCCGAGGACGCCGCAGCGAAGCATCGCATGCGAGTCGATGCGCTGATCCTCGAGGCCGTTCAGGGCGGCATGACCGAACAGCAGGTGCGCGACCTGATCGGCGCCTACGGCGATGTCCCACCGCAGGTCATCACGAAGGCTCAGTTCGACTCGATCCGCGCCATGCTCGACGCCGGCAACCTGACCGCAGCGGCGAAGATCTACGGGGCGATGACACCCAAGGCGCGCGCCGAGTTCGACAAGAGCGCAGCGCAGGCGCAGGTCGACGCCCTCCAGGGCGAGCTCGACCGCCTCGACGGGCGCCGCACGACGTCGACCCACACGGCGCAGGTTCAGTGGAAAGACCTCGGATGGCTATTCGGCGGCACGGGCAACCCCCCACCGCGTCGCGCCACCGGTGGGCCGGTTCGCAAGGGCCAGCCGTACATGGTCGGTGAGCGTGAGCCTGAGCTGTTCGTTCCTGACCAGAACGGCCAGATCCTGAACCAGCGACAGATGCGCGACGCCAGCGTCACCGGCAAGGGCGTGGTCGCCGCAGGCGGTGTCACCGTGAACGTGACGTTCAACGGGCCGGTGGCGCGTGACGCCGAGCGGTGGATCGTCGAGCAGGTCGAAACAGCGGTGGCTCGCGGCGTGCAGATGCCGCGCCTGAAGCGAGCGATGGCGTAGTGCCGGTCAACGCCGTCGCGATGACCGTCGAGTTCGCGTTCGGGTTCGGTCCTGGGTCGACCCCGGCGGCGGGCGACTGGGTCGACGTGACGCAATGGGTCGACGTGACGGCATCGAGCGGTGCTGTCGTCGCCACGTCGGGCCGGCCCAACGTCCGCGCCGGCATCACGCCTGGGTCGCTGACGCTGACCCTCGACAACACCGACGGCAGGTTCAACCCGCGCAACACCGCCGGGCCGTACTTCGGCGAGCTCGACAACGCAACGCAGGTCCGCATCCGCACGACCTACGCCTCGGTCACCCGCACGCGGTGGTTCGGGTTCATCGACTCTGGCTGGCCGCAGACGATCACGTCGCGCTACCCGACGGTCACCGTGACCGCCCACGATGTCCTCGGCCTGCTCGCCCAGGGCGACGGGCCGGCGACGGCGTTCGACGCGTTCCTCGCCGGGTGGACGACCGCCCCGGCCAGGGTGCTGCGCTGCGGGCGTGACGAGTGGGTCGACGAGCTGACCGGCTCAGTGATCCCGCACACCGCCGTGCTCGACGAGTTCGACGGCCCGGCCATCACCGGCGGCGAGGCGGCCTTCGGCCAGCTCGACGCCGTGAGCTACGCGCCCAGCGACATCACCCTGACGGCGAACGCCTCGGCGCTCACGGCGCTGTTCATCTTCCGCATTCCGCCGACCCGCAACACGACCGACACCCTCCTCGCCTCGACCATCGCCGTGGCGTCGACCTACATCCCGTTCACCGTCGTGGTCGGACCCGACCGGGTGGAGTTCAGCGCCGACACGACGTCGGGCAAGCGCACCGCGACGACCCTCGCCGGCGAGGCCCAGCTCTATGACGACCGGACTCACGTCATGGTCGTGCACGCCCCGCAGGCGACCGGCGATCTGCGCATCTGGGTCGACGGCCGAGAGGCGGTGGTCGGCAACACGACTGCGTCACTCGGGCTCGTGTCGACGACACTGCTCGGGTTCACTATCGGCGGGCGGCCGCTGGACTTCCCCACGGTGGCGCCCTTCCAGGGCGTGATCGACACCATCGTGACCTGGTCGGGACATCCGGCCGGCACGCTGCCCGCACTCGCCGCCGGTGCTGCCAGCGCAGCGACCACGGCCTGGGCCGAACAGCGACTCGACGAGCGCATCACGAACCTGACCACGTCGATGGGCGTCGCCACCCACGTCGGCACGCTCGACACCGCCGGCGGCATCACCCTGGACAGCTACCGCCAGGGC